TTCAGATTGAGTTTCTTTTTGAACCTAGGTCTGGAATTCCTGGAGTAGACCCTGTTAGAGTTAATACTAATGCAGGAATACAGATTAAAATTGGCGATAGTTACCTATCTTACGATGGTGATGTGACATTTACTTGGACTACTACTGAAACAATCATGCAGTTCCCTATGGAGGCATTGTATGCTTGGAACAAAGTAGATATCACTAACATAGTTGTACCTGAAGATGGAGCGGTCATTATAAGGCTATATGAGACCCTTACAACCAACGCTGCTTCAGTAAATAGGTACACAGTAGGCTATAGAAATATGTCGCTTAAAATCGAAGAAAACGATGCCTTTGCGACTGAAGAGATTTCAGAGAAATTTATAACAGATGAATCCTACTCAAACGTATATTCGGATGTCAAGTTTCAAATCGGTGATGTTGACACGGAGAACTCAAGTAGTGCTATACGGCTCGACTTGGTTGGATATGGCTATCCAAATTCTCAGACTTGGTCTAGGGATGGCATCGAGTCATCACCTTTGATTCAGATATTCCTTCAGGAGTTAGCAAACATAAAGGGGAAGCAAAACCCTAGATTGATATTGACATTGCCTAGAGATGCTGCAAATCCATTGGAGATTAAGCCATATCAGAACATCGAATACGATGGACATTATTGGATGGTAATTGCAATGGAGGTAGATTTAATGGCAAATAGTTGGAGAGTTGAATTAGCAAGATTAGACATAGTAGGAAGTTAATATGGCAGACGTACCAGGTAAATTCTTTACAGCAGTAAAAGTAAGAACAGGGGTATCACCAAGTAGCCCAGGTTCACAAGTAGGCGAAGCAGTTCCTCCGGTTAACCCTCCTGGTAGTGGTTTAAATTCGGTAGGACTTACTATGCCTCCTGCGTTTACTGTTGCTAACTCTCCGTTGACTTCTAACGGAACTATAGGAGTTACAGGAGCAGGAACTGTTGGACAATACATCAGAGGTGATGGTTCTTTGGCTGACTTTCCTGAGTCTAGCGGTGGAGGCTCTTCTGTAAGCTATTACTTGAACGGATCAGTAAACCAAGGTACTATTGGTGGTGTTGCATATAAGGAATTGAACAAGGTTCCCATTTTGGGAGCAGGAACTCAATTTTCTATTTCAGGAGATGGATATATTGCATCATTTTTAACTGATGCAGGAGACCCTAATTTATTGGAGATTCCTGGTGGTAACTGGAACTTTGAGACCTACTTTAGTGCATCAAGTAGTGGAGGAACTCCTACATTCTATGTAGAGCTATACAAGTACAATGGAACTACATTTACTTTGATTGCATCAAGTGTTACATCTCCTGAGTTTATTGCCTTTGGAACTACTCTAACACCTTACTTTTCTACGCTTGCAGTACCTACAACAACTCTTGCTCTTACGGATAGGCTTGCCATTCGGTACTATGTTACGCACTCAGGACGTACAATTACTATGCATACGGAGAATAATACCTTGTGCCAGATAATTACTACGTTTACTACAGGCATAACTGCTTTGAATGGGTTAACCGCTCAAGTACAAAATTTTGCGGTTGGGACTAGCGGAACAGACTTTAACATTGCAAGCGCAACAGCAACGCATACGTTTAATTTACCTACTGCTTCAGCTACGAATAGAGGTGCTTTGAGTTCGACCGATTGGACAATCTTTAACGGCAAACAAAACGCTTTAACTAACCCAGTCACGGGAACGGGTTCAGCTGGTCAAATAGCTTATTTTACTGGAACTACGGCAATAACTAGCGAAAGCGGTTTAACTTGGGATGCAACAAATAATAATTTAAGTATTGGCGGTGCAACTGCAAATAGCAATTTAACTGTTAGTGGCTCAGATAATACCGACATTTTTACCGTATTATCTGGAGTAAATTCAAGGTTACACGTTGGAACCGTGACTAGTCCAAGTATAAGTACTTATATCCGTTCCCAAAATAACTACGCTTTAAATTTAGGAACAAATACTACCAATTATTTAACGATTTTAAGTACTGGAAATGTTGGTATTAATACGGCAAATCCAGCAACGGCTTTTGAAGTTAACGGAGTTGGCTTGTTTACTGGCACATCTTTAGTTGGAAACACAAAAAATGGACTTTACATTTATGACCAAGCAATTATATCGTTAGCTGGCACAGCAGCTAGACCATTAACAATTCAAGGGCAAACTTTATCAATTTATACTGGTGTAACTTATTCAGAAAAAGTAAAAGTATTTGAAAATGGAAACGTAGTTATTGGCACAAGTCCAAGCGACAACGGAGCAAAGTTGCAAGTTAGTGGTGATACTAATATTAGTGGGAATATTGTTTTAACAAATGGAGCAAATAGAATTTTAAGAATTGGCTCAGTAACTAATTATAATTACGATTTAAAAACTGTTGGGGAAGATTTCCAAATAATTGAGGCAGTAAATACTCCAAGAATAACAATAAAATATCCAAACGGAAACGTACTAATTAACACAACAACAGACAATGGAGCCAGATTGCAAGTAAGTGGAAATTTAAGTACAAGCGGAAACGTATTGATTGGAACGGGGACGGATTCTGGTGCAAATCAACCTTTACAAGTTGTAAAAACTGGCAATTCAAACTATTTAAGAATGCAAACCGATAACAATGCAAGTTATGATTGCGGGCATTTTTTTACTGATGGGACAAATTCGGTTTATGCTGGAATGCTACGCTCTACATCTGGATTAACTGGAGCTTATACAATTTATACTGGCGGAAATAATCGGTTTCATGTAAACTCAGCTGGCAATGTCTTAGTTGGAACGACAACAGACAATGGAACAAAATTTCAAGTTAGTGGAAACGCTACTATAAGCGGGAGTGGTAATAGTTTACTAGTTTATTCAAGTAACAACTCTCTTGCTTTAGGTGTAGGATTTCAAGGAGTTATAAGCGGATATATTGGCGGGATTAGTTCAGCATTATATGGTTATTCAACTAACGGTGGATACGTTCTTTTAAATTCATCATCCGCTTGGGTTCCTGCTTCAGACATCAAAAGAAAAAGAAACTTTGAGCCTTACACAAAAGGAATTTCAGCAATTCTAGGTTTACAACCTAAGTTGTATAACATGGATTTCCAAAAAGATGGAGAAGAAAAACAAGTTGGTTTGGTAGCACAAGAGGTAAAGGAATTTATTCCACAAGCATTTGAGCAAAACGCTGACTTTATTGGTATCAATTACAACGCTATTATTGTAACAATGGTAAAAGCAATCCAAGAGTTAAAACAAGAAATAGACACTTTAAAAAACTAAAAATATGAGACAAATTGAACCAGTAGTAATTTGGAACGATGGCGAGCAGAAAACTGCAAGCATTTTGACTGCTAGAATTGTGCAAGATAACCTTGAAAGTGAATGTAACTTTTTTTACGAGTTGTGCGAAGGTGGACAAGGAACCGAGGCAATGCCATTACATCAAGGTTCAACATTAGTTGCTGGTAACATACCAATGACTGGCGAAAATTATTTGGCATGGGATAATTCAAACGAGGCAGCATATGTTTATATTGCCGAAAAATTAAACCTAACACTTATATGAAAGTAAACCTAGCGGTTGCCGTTACAGACATCGAAGGCAACAACATTCCTAATGAATCAGGCGAAACAATGCTTTTATCGAAGCTTGTTGGAAACGCTCTATTTACCGCAGAGGACAAAGAAGACCCAATTCGAGTTTATGAATTGGCTAAGAAAATCTACTACTCTGAAGGGGAGATTGAGATGACCAAAAGTGATGCTGATCTAATTAAGGATAAGGTCAAGTCTAAAGGCTTTACTGTGCTTATTCTAGCACCTCTCTACGAGGCTTTAAAAGAAAAGTAATGGTAATGTACCACCAACCATTTAGAGGGCTAGAGATAGCCCTTTTTTTATTGCCTTAAAATGCCTTACTTTTGATAAACGAAAAGCAATTAAATGAAATGAGTCACGTCCCTCCATTCGAACAAGTACTAGGTTTAGGCATTATCGGAACGCTTGCCTCGATTGTCGATATGAATGAAAGCCTTAAATTTCTTATTCTGCTTTTGACCTTTCTAGGTTTGGTTATAAAACTTTGGGAGCAAATTAAAAAAAGCGAGTTTTTTTTGGAGGACATTAAAAAAATCGGGCGCAAAATATTTAGCAAAAATGGCAAAAGCTAAGTCAGTTCAGACAGTTAAACCAAGTTCTTTTGGAAATCGCAGAAATGGATCAGCTAAAAAAGCTTATTCTAAATTTCAACAAAAGCCAAAGAGATATCGTGGACAAGGACGTTAGGAGTAATCGAATCCGCTTGGGAATCTGGGCGGGTTTTTTAATTATAGTTGGAGGAGTTGCGGCTTACTTATTGCCAGAGCATAGCGTTGCGGCTTTTTTTGATTTGCTTAAAACAATTATAACTAGCCTAGTATTATAATGGAAGTAACTAAAATAGCACGAAATGTGCATTCTATTGCCTTAACTAAAGAGGAAAATAGAATAGCACTTTTATCTGACATTCATTGGGACAATCCAAAATGTGATAGGGATATGCTGAAAAGACATCTTGACTATTGTCTTGAAAATCAGATACCTATCTTCATCAATGGGGATTTCTTCTGCTGTATGCAGGGTCGCATGGATCGGAGAAGTAATAAATCAGACATCAGACCTGAACACAATAATTCAAAGTATTTGGATAGCATAGTAGAAACTGCTGTAGAATGGTGGTCACCTTATGCCTCCCTTTTGACTGTGATAGGATACGGCAATCATGAGACATCTATTATTAAGTACTCAGAGACTGACATACTGCAAAGATTCGTAGACCTATTTAACTACAAGAATAAAAGCAGTGTATACACAGGTGGATATGGTGGTTGGATGGTTCTTAAATATCAGGTAAGGAATAATACTTCAATGACAAAAAATTTGAAGTACCATCATGGTCTAGGTTTAGGAGGGGTGGTGACTCGTGGAGCTATAAACTTGACTAGGGCACTAGAAATCTATGAGAATATGGATGTCTTTGTGATGGGTCACATACATGAGAATTCAAGTAGGAATGATGTCAGGGATACCCTTCAATATAACCAAGGTAAAAGAGTCTATGAATTACAGCAGAAGCAGATTCACCTTGCTATTACAGGGACATACAAAGAAGAATATGGTGATGGTAGTCAGGGTTGGCACGTTGAAAGAGGAGCCCCTGTTAAGCCTGTAGGGGGTAGAATCTTGACATTTAATGGCAGGAGATTTGTGAAGGATGGATTAGAAAATTATGAGTTATTAATTGATAGTTGTAAATTTCCTCTATGAAACTTTCTTCAAACTTTAATCTTTCTGAGTTTGCTTCTGCTGATGGTAAAGCACCTAGTGGAGAGGTACTTCGTAACCTTACGGAGTTAGCCAAGCAACTAGAAGTTCTTAGGTCACATATAAAGTTACCAATTAGGGTGACTAGCGGCTTTAGATCAAAGGAACACAATGCTAAAATTGGTGGTGCTTTAAATAGCTTTCATGTTCTTGGTATGGCGGCTGACATCCAGGTAAATGGTATGACTCCTAAGCAAGTCGCTGATGTTGTAGAGAAGTTGATTAGTGAAGGAAAGATTCGAGAAGGTGGTGTAGGTATTTATAGAACATGGTTACACTATGACCATAGAGGTACAAAAGCACGTTGGACAAAATGAAAGCGATACTAGAGTTTGACTTGCCTGAAGATAACGAAGACTTTAAGGCTGCTATAAATGGAAGTAATTATAAACACGCTCATTGGCAGCTTGACCAACTGCTTCGTTCTGAAATGAAGTACAAGGAATTATCTAAGGATACCTACAAGGCTTATGAATATTGCCGTGAGGAGTTAAGAAAAATATTGGAACAGGACAACTTATTTATCGAACCATAATGGAGGACAAGGAAAGAATTAAGATAGCTATTGTCTCCTTTCTATTGGGGATAGTATTGGGTTTTGTGGTGTTCCCTAGACCTGAGATGGAAACTGTCTATAAGTTTGAGACAAAATTCGAAACTGATACCTTATTAGTTAACTCTACTGATACAGTTTATGCGCCTAAAAACAAGATAAAACCGAAGGTAATTAGGGATACAGTACTAATTGATTATAAGCCCCAAATTAGCCTTTTTGAGACCACTTTCCCATTTGAGTATGGAAGTACTAAGGTTAGCGGAGAAGTCCTCGGAGAAGTGCTTAAAATGACCGCTACGAGCGACTACACTATCCCTGTGGTAACCAACACTATTACTAACACAGAGACCAAGACAATTATTCAGAAAGCAAAGGGAATTTATCTAGGTGCTGGTGTTAATTCACTTATTGATCCAAGCGTAAAAGTTGCTTATTTGGATAACAAATACTTGTTCCAGTATCAGTATCAACCTGTGACAAAGATTCACACTTTAGGAGTTAGCAAAAAGTTATTCTAAAGGTTAATAAAAGTTTGCGTTTTGTAAACCTTTGAGTTTGGTTGTTACCATTTTATATGAATTCGTACCAACTGTCGACAAACTGGCGACAATTCGGATAAGGTTAAAGATATTTTACAAAAAGTGTACTTAATGTGCATTATATCGCACATTATTGGCAATTTATGGCGAAAGTGCCATAATATAGTCAAGTATTTTGCACAATAAACTTGACATTTCTGTCGCAAATATCGACTAAATGTGGGACAAAAATTATTGTAGTCAGGACAGGATTCGAACCTGCACACACATCTAAGGTTATCTCAATGTGCAATCACTTTTGACAAGCAGCTCCGATGTACGTCTGATTCCGCCACCTGACTAATTTTTAATACATCTCCTCCCTCAATTCCTGCTGCATCTGCTTAATTAACTCCTGCTTTTCTTTGACTTCTCTCCAGTTCTTTGCTGCATTTGTCAAAACTTGATTTGGCTCATCAATAGAGGTTGCATGAATTTTTAACAGAACCAGATATCCAATTAAGTCATTTACAACATCTTCGTCATCCTTGTCCAACGAACCATTCTTGATTCTCTTTAGCTTGTCATCTATTCGAACCAGTAGTCCGTCTTTTGCGGACAACTGACTGAACACTCCTAATGGCTCCAATGCTGAGTTGCCATACTTCTCATTCTTTGCTATTAGCATCTTCTCAATATTGTAAAGAACTTTAGATACTTCTTGGTCAAATCTCATTTAAATAATCTTTTGATTACACTTTCCTTTTGTTCTCTGTGCAAGTATAGTTTCTGCCTAATAATCTCAATTAGTTCAATAGCTATGTGATTCTCTATTTCAGCTACGTTTTCAACGTAGTCAATAATAAGTTTTCCTGTTTCCGTATCAACATGGAAGTCCAATTCTTCATATTTATATTTAATCATTTGTAGTTGTGTGCTAAGTGTCTTTGAATTAATTCTAGTTTTAGTATATACCGAGGGTTCTGTAGCAGTTCGCTAAGCCTTGGTTCAGGGATACCGCAGAAATAGTTGTACAGAATATCACCTGCATCTGGGTGATCCTCCATCTCCATGTCTGCCTTGATTCCTTTGCCTTCACAAAAAACATTAGACCTAACAGCCCTCTTGATTTGTTCCTTTGAGTATATCATCAATTACTGTGTTTAAATAGGTAATGTATATTGCTAGAATTAATGCAAAGATGCCTAATCCTTCGCTCACAAGCCAAAGAGCTATGCAGAATCCTGCTAATACGTTAATAAATTTTAATATTTTCCAAAGTATAAGTTTCATTTTGGGATGAATTTAATTGGTTCATTAGTTTGATTTCCGTTGTAATCTAGGAGTTTACCATCTCTTTCAAACCACACTTCAACGTGCTTGCTTCTATAGTTTTGTACCAGTAGCTTAATCTTATCCTGCACATCTTCTAGTGAGAGCCACTCCCCGTGACCGATATCCTGCCACGGGGTGTACTCATTACATTTGTTGATAAACCTACGTTTGAGAGTGTAATCAGAACGGGAGATCGTCGCTTTCTTTCTCTGCATATTGAGGTTTAGATTGATGCGCTTGCTTTTTTTCCACTACCATTGCTGGTTTTCCATCAGACCAAAACACTTTGCCTGATCCTGTCCAAAATTTAGGTTTTTTAGCCTCTCTGTCCTCTTTTGTCTGAGAAACATAGGATTGCACATTCTGACCGTAATCATTTGCCTCATCGTTCATTGAAATAGTCAATGATACACCTTTTAGACTCTTTGCCTTAACTGTGCTTAGTAAGGTTTCTATTGTTTCCTGCTTTAGGAAAATCTCTGATAAATTTGCCATTGTTTTTGTTTTTTAGTTTGTAAAGTAATATTAATTGTTTGATTTTAAAGATTCTACAAATTCTTCATATTTTTTCATGAAGTCATCAAAGTTTTTTACTATCCAGTACTGACCTCCAGAGCTTTCTATGTTTGCTTGGTAGATTTTCTGATCTTGGCTTTGCCTGTCTTTGCCTATCTTGACTTCTATTTTCACCGACCTTCCTTGGATGGTTGCGGATATATCCGAGGAGCCTTTTGTAGCTGTAGACTTGCCCCAGGTCATTGTTCCAATTGTCTTGGTTCTCCCTAGCACATCTGTGACCTGCTTTCGATTATCGATTGGTCTACCCATCGTATTGATTCGCTCTGCCTGGTGATTGCAGAGCTGTAGGTAGTCAAGTATGCACTTTGTAAGTCCATTTGCAGTAGCATCGGTGTACTTTGGTGCAGGAATAGCATATCGTGGCACGTTAGTATATTCATTGACCATAGAGTTTAGTTTTAGCTCTTTAAGTTTGTCTAGTGGTTTCATATTGCTCTATTGCTTTAAAGATTTGATGTACTACCTGTGGGACGATTGCGTTTCCTCCTGCTTTGATTGATTCGTTTCTCCATTTAGAAAAGGTAATAGAGTCCAATCTGTCGGAAAGCCCATCATCTCTAGTACAAATTGGGGAGACAGATGGGAACATTTTGAAGTCTGTTCTTGGTAATTCATTGCATCTTTCAAGGAATTTGTCATTGGATTGTGTCCTTGTCTCGGAGCATTCCCCCTCCTCCCTGCATTCTTGTCGGATACTACTGGTGTCGGAAGCAATCCCAACTTTTTCATCGTTGGTGGGTATTCGCTCATTATCTCTTGAGCAAGAGTTCCGCTGTTCCCTGATATTGGATTCTTTTTTCCACTCGTCACCTCTCCATCCATCTTTGTTGGAGTTTTTAATAGTCCCGAATAAAGAACTTGACTCAGTAGGCAATTGTACTTGTTGTTCGGATGAGGTGCTTGGTTCAGTCCATCCTCCGTTCTCTTCTTCTGCCTTTCTTGATACTTCTCTGGTGTTTCTGCTATCTGCACAAGATTTGGAGTAAGCAACAAAGAAAACTCTTTGTCTGAGGTGTGGAGCGTTGACACTTGCAGCTGGAAGTACATACGGTTGTACTTCGTACCCTTGAGCTTCCAAGTCAGATTGCACCTCGTGGAATACCAACCCTCCATTCCAATTAACAAGTCCGAGAACATTTTCGCCCACGACCCATGTTGGCTGAATTTCTCGAATTGCTCTAAGCATCTGGGGCCATAAATGGCGGTCATCATCTTTTCCTTTTCTTTTTCCTGCCATTGAATAGGGCTGACAAGGGAATCCACCGGTGATGATGTCAATTGTTCCTCTGTGAATAGAGAAATCTGTCTTGGTGATATCATGATATGATATTGCTTTAGGCCAATAATAATTTAAAACTTTCTGTCCAAACTCATTCCATTCACAATGGAATACATTCTCCCAACCCATCCACTCCGAGGCTAAGTCGAATCCTCCAATTCCGCTAAATAAAGAGCCATGTCTCATCAGAACGGAAGGTCAAACTGTCTTAAATGCATCCAAGGTTCTTTAAAGTCGCTACCGAATCGGCATAGAAATTCAAATGCTAAGATTCTGTTTTGCTCTCTCATCTTTAGCCAATATCCTTCTGCTGTGTAGCGGTCATAGATACCTGGTTCAAGTTCCATAAACTTATCCCAGAATACATTAAATGGGATTTCTGTAATCTCGTCTAGTGCTTCAATCATTTCTTTAAGTGTTTATAAATCGTTGTTCTACTCACATTTAGCATCTCAGCAAGCTCTGATCTATTAAAGTCAGGTACTGCTTCCTGAATCTGCTGTATTTTTCTTTCAATCGTCTCATTCTTTAATGAACGAACCAACTCACTCAATTCGCTTGTCTCCAATGAATTTACCTTAATCTTCTTAGACATCGCAATGAAGTAATTACTCAACTTCTCTGCATTAAGCAGACTTTCTTTGCTAATCCAATCAAATCCTTTCCCTTCATTGTAAGAAGTAATCGAGTTAATTATCAGAGCAAATCTAGGAATGTAAGCCTTCTGCTTACTCAACATTGACTTCACATACTCAGAAATATCATCTGAGTTCTGCATATCGGTAATGTTGTTAAATATACGCTCCCACTCTTTTTCAGCCTCAGAGTCAAACTTAATTATCCTAGACTCAATATCTCCAAACTTATTCAACTGCAAGATTTCTTTTCGAATCAAGTTATAGAACTGAGACATATAAGCCTCGTACCAATCCAATACTTCCTGCTCTATGGCATTTCTATTGTAATGCTCAATCTCCTTATCTGGGTAGCAAACAAGCAATCTATCTAAGAAACCATTGTCCTTATTCTCCAATGTAGAAATCTGAGAGAAGATACCAGGTTGAATGCCACCAAGAACAGGAATCAATGGCGATTGGATAAAGCTACTCTTTGCGGTCTTTCTTGTAAGAATCGCTTGCTGATTAGACCAACATGAGAGCCAAAATTCCAAGTCTGAACCTGGCTTGTACTTATTCATGTCCTTAATCCAGCCGTTAAGCTCATCCTTAAATACTGCAATGCCGACTTCGTTTTCTTCGTGGAGATCAGCCAATGCTTCGACTGTCACATCGTTAACAATAATCTGTTTTCTTACCGGCTCTTTAACTTCCTCCACATCCTTCTTATCCTTAGAAGTTAGCTTCTCGTATTCCTTGTACTTCTTGTATTCGTTTTGGTAGTGCTTAATCTCAAAACTATTTTTCTTAGCCAATGGAAATATAACTGCATTTATACTAGGGGTCTTACCTAGACCTGCCTTACCAATTAATCCTAGCCAAATGTTTACTGACTCCCTCCATCCTGTCTTTACCTCGACCTTACAGGCATTACCAATGCAAATTGATATGTACCAAAGTAAGCTGCAACCCATGTAGTCTATAGAATGATTCAAGGTTTTCTGATTTAACAGAATATAATTCTGCAATGATTCAGGAAACACCTCAATTGGAAATATCAACTCCTCCTTTGGTATTTCGATACGCTCAATCTCTACTTTTCTAATCTTGCGTTCTCCGTACCCTGCCTTGTACAATTCCTTGGCTGCTTCAGAGTAATTTCCACTAAAGAACTTCCAAGAGTAGATAGCAAATGGACTAAGGGGAGTCTCATGAGGATAGATTGTTGCCGTGGTAAAAATGTAGCACAACCCAGTATCCTTGTAAATAAATCCGTGCAATGCATCCTTGCTTTCATTCTTGCGTAGAACTATTCGGTCAGATAGGTGCTTAATGGCCGTAAATTCGCCTTGTACGAGGTCAATTACCTTGTTCCTATGGTTGTAGTCATCCCAAGGTGTAAGACCGCTGTAATCGGCTTCTTTTGGACTAATTTCATCTACCCTCTCTTCGTAGTGAAAGTACTTGCATAGATTTATTAACAAGTCACGCTCTTCAGGGGTGATCTCCTGAATCTGCTCATAAGACAAATCGCTTACCTGGTTATCGTAGATGTAGATATATCCACCGGTACCCCTAGTTTCAATCAAGGCTTGAGAATGTCCCTTGAGCGTAGCAAGTTTTCTGTTGCCTTCAACCTTTTCGCATCGGTAGATAATGTGATACCCTGAATTGATAGTCTTGTAGATTACAAATTTTCTAGCGAAGTCATCAATGTAATCAGAGACAAATGCAATAAACTCATTCCAAAATTTTTTACCCTCTTGTACACTAGGGAATACCTTAAGGTCTATGTCTATACATTCAGTACCATAAAATCCAGTTATAATACCATAACCTTTAGTTTTAGACTCTAGCCTTTCTAACTCCGCTTTTTCTATCTTTTTTGTTTGGTATTCCTTCCATAAAATGAGTGGTTTTTTACCTTCTGATATGGGCATTACGCTGAACCCAGCGTTCAATAAATTGATTGCTCTTCCTAAAGTTACGTTCATTGTGTTTTGCAGATGTTTGTAAGAAATGAGGCATTTTTGGCAAAAAGTGTACACTAAGTTTACACTAAGTTTACACTATAGTGTAAACCCCTAAAACCGCTTATACATTAAAATTTGACCGATTTTTGGCACTTTTTTGGCTTAGGTTTACAAGTTTACACTTTTTTTCGTAATGTATTTTTTTTTACCTACTGAAAATTTATTTTTTTTCATTTTTGCCAAAAAGTGTCCATTGTGTTCACTTATTGCGATTGGAGCCAATGGAGACCGATTTTGGTTTACACTTAGGTGTACACTTAGTGTACACTTGTGTACACCCCTTCCCTGATCTTTCTTACCCAGTATTCCACCTGGCCGTAGCTTAAATCTAGCTTATAAGAAATGGTAGCAATTCTACTCCCATCCTCATACATTCGTTGTACTTCTCTAAGATTCTTTATGGTTATTCCTTGTCTTCTACGGAATGTAGTAAGCTTTAGAATCTCACAAATTTGATGGTACTTTAATGTAGTCCGTTCTGCTATTGTTTTATACGGTAGTCCGTTCTTGTACATCTCAATTACATCATCAGCTAATTTTAGATGCGCTCCTGTATTCTTTGCACGTTCATTAGTCTTGAGATAGTCCTTGTAGATATAATTGTTTACAACGTGCTTAGATACACCCATGATGGTGGCTATGTTCTTATTAAGAATCTTTAGCTTATACAACCGTACTATTTCTGTTTTCTGATCCTGTGTTAGTGATGTCATTTTTTATAAGTTTCTTGGTAATAAACATATCCTCCTCTGTAAACATTATTGTCACCAGCAAGGAATCCTGATGTGTGAGCTTCTGCTATTTGATGTTCTTCCATCTGCTTAGCTTGCTCAAACCATTCCAAGAAGTAATGCATCTGTTTAGGAGTAATATCTAAAGACATTACTTTCGTGGCAAACATTTCTACTGCTGTGTTTTTCATATTGGTATTATCGTATAATCCTGACTTCTCATCTGCTTTCATAATTTCAACAATTAATTCTCGTTGGTTTTTCTTGTCTGTCATTTAACTATTTCTTTAAGTTGATTCCAAACTGATTCTGCATTCTCTCCCCAATAGTACTCACATTTACCATCCTTTATTGGTGCTTTCATAAAGTAGGATTGATAGTCACTAGGCTTAGCTGTAAATCGGTAGCACTTCTCTTTCTGGGGACAATCTGTCCCCACGCACATCGTTATATCTGGACTCATGACATCATCTCTTTAACAAACTCCCGAGCTTCCAATACTTTCTCCTTAGCCTTCTCAATTACTTCAGGATTATACTCAATATCAAACTCCTTAATCCTGTAGGCATTATCTACCTCAGCATAGCTTACAGGTTCCTCATAAGTCAAGTACTCAGGAGTATCCTGCAAAGTGTAAACCAACTTAGCCTTTTTTAAGCCTGTCAGGTGCATATAAACCTGGAGTTGATAGTAGTACCCCATGTCAGGCTCTTGGTCGAACAGAGGGAAAGTATAGCAGTCCCAGGAGGTCTTGAAGTCATAGACTATACCCTCGTGCATACAGTCGGGAGTACCGGTGAAGAAATCGTCTTCAAAGTTGTCCAGGTTCTTAATCATAAAACTCTGATCCTTGGCAATAGAATAGAACTCAATTGCCATATCTTCTAAAGCCAATCCTTTTTGGATGTACTTAGATTTAATCTGCTTCTTTACTCCGTAAATCTGCTCTTTTACCCAATCCTCAATATAGGTCTTAGCTGTCTGAGATAATGTTTCTGATTTTGACCTAGCGTTAGTCATCAACTGACCCAAGGCACTTGCTCTGCATTTAAAGTTCATGATGTTAATAGTTTTTCGTTGTCTGATGTTAAAATATAAACCGCCTTAATTTGCGCCATAGTCACTTGACCTTTGGCAATAGAATCCTTTGCTCCATTCCACTTTGGATGCTTAGGACTTAATTCCTCCTTTTTTGCGCCATGGTCATTTGTAGTATCAGGGTCTTTCGTATCATCGATTAACAGGAGACCTGAGAGTGCATACTTCCGAGAGTAACTTGCCGAGCTACCGAAGGACTGCGCTATATCCATACCCTTACGGTTGATGTCAATACCTGCCTGAGCAGTCACCGCTCTGCCTTCTGTTCTGCCTTCTTTGTCTACCTGAATAGATACGGTACTTTCTACAAATACAATACCTCCTACTTCCTTTATCTCATCCTCAATAGTCAAAGTACATTCGTACTTCAATAGCAGGGGCTTCAATGCCTCAAGGATGTCTTCGCAGCTCCGGTACTTGTATTTCCCGAATGCGTTGAACTGGTTCTTTGGAGCTTTCAACTCCGACTGGATTGCAATTAATTCTTTCATGTGTTTGTGATTATAAAGATTAA